AATTAAATGTTCAATCACATTCATATAAAGTCTACTACAGCGGTACTGGATATCATGTTATAATAAGTAAAGAAGTATTTAACTTTACACAAGGTAACAAAGATTTACCTTATATTATAAAAGAAACAATGAACAATTTGTTTGCTGATATTGACTTGTCTGTATATAGTAGAACATCAATATATAGATGCGAAAACACACTTAACCTTAAATCAAATCTATATAAAATAGAGATACCACATGATGATATATATGTATTGTCACCAGAATCCATAATGCAAAAAGCCGCCAGTCAAATGTATGCTGAAGGTGATCCTATATGGGGTGATGGTGAATTAGAAAAATATATTATCAAAGAAGTTCCTGACATACATGTAATGGAATCTGTAAGTGAACCATCGAACATAGTTCCTTGTGTTCAAAAAATGTATAAACTTGGCCCAGAAGAAGGGTCAAGAAATAATACGTTGATGCGAATAGCATCTCATTTCTACAGACATGGTATACCAAGCGAAGCAGCAAAAGCTGCATTAATGCATTGGAATAATAATCAATTAGAAAAATCTGTAATTATACAAAAAGTAGAAGACACATATAAAGGTGGATACAAATATGGTTGTAAAGATGTGTTAATGGCTAAACATTGTATGCCTAATTGTATACATTACAAACGTAAAGATTATTTAGTTGATGTTAAAAATAGCGAAGACCTACAAGCAGACCTAGAATTAAGATTAGAAACTGATTTTAGTGGAAGAACTATAGACTTAGCTAAGCTATTTGGAGTAGAAGATAAAGATGCTACTATATATCCAGGAGAATTAGTTACAATATTTGGCACAACAGGTGCTAATAAAACAGCACTAGCACAAAATATTGTATTAGGATATAACGCAGAAGAAGATGAAATACAAAAAGATCAACAGATTCCTACATTGTTCTTGTCATTAGAACTGTCAGGTTTTGTTATGCATAGAAGAAACTTACAAATAGTTTCAGGTGCATCTAAAGATGAAGTGGTTAAAAACTACAAAGACTTATACAGATATCATAAAGAAGAGTTAAGTCACATTATAATGCAATCAGTTAGTCCAACTGTACAACAAATACAGGAAAAGATAAAACAATTGCAACCTAAATGTGTAGTTATAGACTATATAGATTTAGTAGATGTACCGTTCAATAAACGTGGTGAATATGAAAAGTTAAATTATATCAGTCATTCCTTATCAAACATAGCAGTAAACGATGACATTATTATAATACAGATATCACAAGTATCTAGAGATTATTCTCGAAATCAAATAATGGATTTGTATGCAGCTAAAGGTAGTGGTGCAATAGAAAATGCATCACGTAAAGTGATAGGTATAACGGGTACACCAGAATCAACAGACAAAACTGTAAGTATCTATAAAAATAGTGACGGTGATTTGTTCGAAGTAGCTTTGAACTGGACACCATCATTTAGACTAAGAAAAAAACCAGCTGTCTATAGCAAAGCATTAGGCAGAAGTTTTACAATCGTGGAGGATTAATGGTAGTTAAAAGAACAACAACTCAACTGGTAGGTGAGTTAATAGAAGTAGAACAAGAAATACTGTTAGAAGATGATATTGATAGAACAGAAGAACTTGTCGAAATAAAAAACAACTTACAAGTTGAAGTAAAAAACAAAATACAAAACGTTGATCACTTTATGTTAGAACTTAACAAAAAAGAACATCTTATAGATGCTAATGTCGAAGCATTAAAAGATGAAATCAACAGGCTAAAAAATAGACGTAAAGGTTTAGAACGAACTAAAGACTTTTTTAATAAAAAGTTATTACCTGCAGTTATAGAAGAAATAGGTAATGAAGGTGTTTATGAAACCAACACAGCTCGTTACAAACTTTACGAAACATTTGGCCCAGTACAAATTGATGCACATGAACTACATAGCGACTTTAAAAAAGTAGAAATAGTTGAAAAGATAGACAAAGTAAAAGCTAGAAAAGCTGCTATTGATGCATTTAACTCTGGTATGGATATGCCACCTGGAGTTGACATAGACAAAGTGAAAAGGGTAAAGCGTACATAATATTTGTATGGTACACTTTTTTTACAGTAAATTATTACGGGCTCGGTTGTTCTAAGAAATTAGACAGTGAGTAAAAACACCTACGCTGAGCCCTAATAATTATGAAGTATGATAAGAATCATTTCAAAGAGGTATTAGAACCTCATCATCGTACTTACTGGAAGATTGCTTACACAAAGCTACAGAGGAAAATGCAAAGCCTCAAATCCTCCCTTAAGAAACGATCAGAAGATAATGACGTGTTATTTAAAATTGACATGGAAGAACTTCGTGCGATGTTTTATGAATCATACGGCAAGCAATGCAAATATTGTGACAAAACTCTTACACTTAGAAATATGGTATGTGATCATCTCATTCCATTAACTAAAGGTGGAGAATCTACAGTTAAGAATCTTCAACTTATATGCAAATCTTGCAACACGAGAAAAGGCCCATTAGATGAAAAAGACTTTATTAAACTTATAGAATGGGTAGATAAATTACAAGACGAAACAAAACAATACGTATTAAGAAAATTAGCTAAAGGAGGCAGATATTAATGCAATTAACACATGATGAAGAAGCTGTAATTATGAACGCTTTACATGATTATAGTACAAATCAATATATAGCAGGCAATCAAATGGAAATGGTTACGACACAAAATCTAATTAAAAAGATAGAAGAGTCAAAAAACGGAGTCGAGGAAGACAGCGGCCCCCAAGCCGACGCTGGCTCTGAGACGGGAATAGAGCTAGAAGAAAGATACAGCCAACCATTAAACTGTGAGGTCTGTGATGACTAACAAACAAATAATGAAGAATAAAATAGAGAGCCTGGAAAAGGCTCTCTTAGAAGCAGACTTTATGTTAAAAGGTAAAGACCTACAAGTTGAACAGCTGCAAAAAAAGATAAACAAATACAAAGAAACTAATGATCCTAAAGATTTAGAACAAAACAATGAATCTATTATGAACCTAATACAAGCCAGACTTGACTTTGGAGCAAGCAAATACCTTCAAAACGTACCTGTAATGCCAGAAGATGACATAACAAGAGACATGTTTTATGAGGGTATAGAGGAAGTATTAGATTTATCTATATACTTAGGTGCTTTTATGCTTAGATTGATGAAGTACAAAGAAATATTGGAAGATGATGTCAACAAAATTAAAAAGAAAAGCACAGCTCCAGTGTCCTAACTGGTATTTAGGCAATTGCATAGGCTGCGATATTTATATAGATAAAAAATATTTAAAACGTAACAACTGGGCACCAGTGTTATTATCCATAGATTCTAAAAAATCAGACAAGCCTTGCATAGTAGAAAAAGGCTGTGACTACTTTAATAAATTCATAAGATAAGCTACAGGACTCAACTTAGGTGTTTGCCTTCCCCTAAGTGTAGCTTATACCACAAAGGGCCTAGTTTATATTTTTTCTAGGCCCTATCTTTTATACTTTTCATAAGCAGCTTTACTTATACCATATACTCCAAGAGCCATAAGAGCTGCGATACTTAACCCACCTACTCCCATAGAAGCATGTCTAATAACCCACAAAGGATTCATCATTTTTTTATTTAAAGGATTATAGCTAAGATATTTACCATGTTTTTTAATTATCTTTGCTATTTGCTCAGAGTCTCCTTTGTTTAATCCAGGACTATGATCAGCTGCAATAAACTTCTTAATAGCTTTTGCTTTAGGATTACGTTCAATTTGTTTTACAATTTCTATTTTTCTTTTTTTAGGTAAATCTTCTTGTATTTTACCAACAATTTCAGGAACAGATATTTCTTTAGCAGGTGCAATATTTATTACATTCTTTCCGCCAAGTTTGGCACCAAATAAATCACGTTTATCATTAGCGTAAAACTTTATTTGTCCTTTTTTCTTTCTATTCCATTCTATGACTCCTTGATAGCCTCCCCAATCATAATTAGGTTTAGCACTAGGAGAAACTTTAAAAAATAATTTATCAGATGCAGCTTTATCATTTACAGACAAGCCTACACTTTTAGCCATTTCTATCATTTTATTTTTAGTTATTTTGTCAAAACTATCGTGTTCATTCATTTTTAAAAATAAATTATAAACTCTTTTATCAAACTGTATACCTCTCATAACATCGCCAGCTTTAGGGCTTACTTTATGCATAAGGTATTTTGCTTTTGTAACATCTTTGATACCTTGTGTTTCCATAATGTATTGCATAGCTTGTTTAGTGTTACCAGAGTTGGCTATAGCAGTTTTTAAATCTACTGGTTGAACAAATTGTTTAGCATATCTAGCTATATCATCAGTAGCTGCAGGATTATTAGTAAATAAAAACCTATTAGAATAATCATTTATTAATTTATAATGTTGTTGTTTTTGTTTATGTGCTAATAATTTTCTAGATTTTTTATATTGAACAAGATCATCTACTTTTTCAACATCTATATTTTTTCTTAAATCATTTATATCGCCTTGTAATTTTAATAATTCATTATACCCTCTAGTAGACATACCAGTTTTTTTATAAGCATATGAAGTACGAGGATCAATTACATCTCTCATTATAGGTAATGCGTTAGCAGCTATTTCCTTACCAAAAGCACCAAATTGTGCACCTTTTCCACCAGAATAAAATCCTTTTAAAAAATTATAAGGATACTGAGCTATTCTTGACCTATTATCTCCAGTTACATATACACCTGCTGTTCCAATAGCTGCAGCTGTTGCTAACTCTTCTTTATAATCGTCTAGTATTCCAGGAAAATCTATACGGTCTTCTCTATCTGGTATTTCTATAGCCATTATATTACCTTAGGATAAAGCATTTCTTCATCTTTAAACTTTTTAACTTGTTTACTAAACTGTTGATAAGGGAATCCAGTAAGTTTTTCTACTCCTCTAGTAGGATTCTCTATAAGTCCACCCTTGCCAAATACATCATATCCCATTCTGCCAAAAGGAAACATACTCAATGTAATATAGCTAGCATTAGTGGTAGAATCATTGTCTATCATCCATTTAAATAGTGGAGGTAAAGCTCTAAATCCAGGAGGAGTTATTGCCTGAAGAGGAGCAACAGCTGTAGGATACGCACCATAGAATGCCCTGCTCCTCTCTTTTTCATTACCAAACGACCAGTCTGCCAAGTCTTGCATCCAACCATAAGGTTGTGGTAATGTGTTTTCGAACAAGGAATACATAAAGATGTTAGCCAACCCAAACATCATTAAGTCCATTGCAGCCATCCGTTTATATCTGTTATACTCCATAGTGCCTTCTTTATATCCATAAAGTTTGGCCTCTCTCATTATATCTTTTCTAAATCTTACAGAATTCCAAGCCCAAAGCTGAAATCTTGTCATCATTTTACCCATAGTAGAACGTGCAAATGCAGGTCTAAATGGTGCAGAATATAAAAACTGTGTAGATTTGACACCTTCCATACCCATCTTAATTAGGATAGGATCATCGTATCTTTGAATACCACCTTCAAATAAATTCCTAGCTTGTAGATAGTGAGCCATAAATGCATCTCTACGTAAAGTTCTTTCAGGTCTACGCATAAACCAAGCAGCTTTATTAAATATACTATCACCTATTCCATACTTTTTAGCTATTTCTTTTAAAGATGTATCTGGCATATTAGGGTCTTTTTTAATTTGCCTAACAGCATCTTTCATAAAATCTTGGAACCTAGCACCTTGAAACTTAGGATTTAGCCCAGCTTCGTATAGTATAAAGTCTTCTACTACACCTAAACTTTGTACCCACTTCTCAACATCAGACATATTACGCCACTCAGGATTAACATTAGACTGCAAGTATTTAATACTCCTAGCATTCTTAAAATTGTTGAATCCTGTATTGATAAGCGTGTGTACACTACCACCATACAAGTTAGCCACAGCACTCTTAGGGTGAGCAAGTAGCGTAGCAAGCTGATACTTAGCTTCTAAGTTGCCCCACTTGGCAAGAGTACCAAAGTCAATCCCTTGCAGCTCCGCTGGCATTTCTTTATCTTTAGCCTTACCAATGCCAAGTTTAGTACGTATTTGATTAACTCTGTTCTTGACATTAGTATCGTTCCACCAAGCATAAGGAGTCCCTTTTATTTTCATATTAGGATTATTCAGTATGCTTTTAGGCAAGTTCTGTGGATAACCTAATGCATCTTGTGCGTATAAATTATAAAAATCTACCCATTCAAAAGTATACTTAGGGTCTCTATGTTTTTTAAGATTATCAGATTGAAATTTATATATATCTGATCGCACTTTTATTTGTGCAGCATGTTGATACATATTATCTATAGCATTCTTCATATACTGAGAGTATACTTCAGGCTCAACACTCCAGCCAGGAATGTGAGCATCTCTTTTTTGCTGTGAACCTACTATTTTATTTTCTGTAAATCCTTTTAAATTCTCAGACTTTTTAGTAGACTTAGTAGCTATATCTTTCAACACCTCTGATGCTAAGTTATATTTATCATTTAGTTCACCTGTTGGAGTAAAGTCTCCAGTAAGTTGTCTATAATGATATATAGCACTAGCCAATTCTTTTTTACGAACTTCTTTATCTATGTATGGATTCTCAGTTAAGTTTTTAATTACTTTTTTTAATCCTTCTGCTGCTATTTTAGAATCACCAGACAAGTGTGGCCAATAACTATCGTAATCTAACCTACCAGTTTTTTCTATTTTCATTCCATCAGCAATAGCTTTCTTAACAGCTTCTTGTGCTTTAGGGAAATAACTTATCATTTGACTTTTAGCAATCTCCCTAAGTCCATCAATACCTTCAGTTAGATCAATTCGTTTACCCTCTAACATAGCTTTGTCCATCTTTTTTAAAAACTTTTCTACTACAAAATAATCACCTTTAACAGTTTTTAAATCCCTATAACTTCTATCAAACTCATTTAAATCAAACTTGTCCCTACCTCCTGTTAACCACCCGTGTACTTTTTCATTCCATTTAGTAAGCACTTTGTTAATATTATTTACTACTTCATTACCAGTCATCTTAACAACACGACCACCACCCATAGTAACATCAAACGTTCTATTTTGCATAACAGGCCAGTTATATTCTTTTTGTACACTGTTCCACTTGTCTATATATTCTTTACTTTTAATATTGTAAGTATCTAAATCTTCTTCCTTTTTAATTCTTTCTATTTCTTTAAGCTCACGTTTTCTAACTGCTATTCTAAATAAATTAGTACCTTCTGGTATGCTTTCTAAATAAGGTCTAAGATCAGTATCAAAGGCTCTTTTTTGTTCTTCAAAAAACTGTGTAGATTGTTGTTGCGTAGTATGTACAGCATTTTGCAATCTTGTTATAGTGCTTTCAGGAGCTCTTACAGTACTTGTAATCCACTCACCTTTTTTATTTTGAAATGGAGCACGTTGATCCATTAACTTTAAATCATATCTTAATGTGTCTTGACCTATAGCTTTTGGAAACATTAACCAGTGCCACCTACTTATTGGAGCTTTACTATCTTTTGCTGGTCTCATTATACGCTGCCACCATGTCCCATCTTTTGTCATTTTAAACCATCTGTCTAATGTTTTAAAGTCTTCTAATGACGCAGCATTTAAATCTTTTTTAACTAACCATCTCATAAGACCATTTAAATCTACATTTGTAATATTATTATAGTGTCTTAAATGACCTTTTATACTTAAAGCTAACTCAGCTTCAGCTTTATTTAATTTACCGCTATTTAACCCTATAAACGGCTCATATTCATCTATTCTTTTTCTTTGAGTAGGTGTTATCTCAGGGTCTTCTACTATTTTTGCAAACTCTTCACTAGTCTTTTCAGCATTTTTAATCAACTCAGGTTCACGAACTTCTATAGCTGTATCAAATAATTTTTGATATTCATCTAACATACGTCTAACAGACCTATCAGGTATAGCCTCTGATGCATATCCAACCCTTGACAAAGATGTTTTTTTAGAATCGTTAAGCATATCTTCTACTTCTTGTCTAACCTTTTCAGTCTTAGGTTTGCCTATCCGTTTGTATAAAGCATCAACTTCTAACTGTTTACCTTTCCACAATGTGCCTAACATCATTGCATCAAAAAGGTTTGTTTCCTCTAATGTCAAGTTCTCTTTAAACTTCCTTATCCTACCATCAATAGCCACTTGATTAAGTGCTGTTGTTTGCTTTTCCCCGTATATAGCTTCTTGAGCTGCTTCTAAATATGCTATTTCTACAGGGTCTAGTGTACTGTCTTTCCTATCAATAGTTCTTGACTTGTTAGCTAATACAGAGCTATTTTTCTTTAGATAGTCTGCTGCTTCAGCTAAGTCTTTAATTCTTTGATTAGATACATTCTTAGATAGCTCAGAAATAACACGCATACTAGCAATATCGGAGAAATCATTAACGATAAAATCTTCAGCCTTTTTAATAATATCATTCAAATAACGTTGTCTTTGTTGCATATCCTTAGGATCAAAATCCTTACGTTTGTTGTACGATTTAAAGACATCCCCAGATAGTATATTTTCTACAAAGTTTTTACTATTAGGATTTAACTGTTCTTCCATCCCTTGTCTGGTATGTAATTTATATTTTAAAACAAAATCTACATAAGGACTTTTTTGTACAGCCATAGATGTTCTGCCTAATACATCTCTTAATGCTGTTAACTCAGGCAACATGTCTTTATGGTTTTTATATATACCAGATAATTTACTAGCATCTAATCTTGTTATTACCTTATCACCCCAGTTTAATCCTTTTAAATCTGTAGCTAGTTTAGGCAAAAAAGTATTTCTATACTCTGGCTTTACCCCTGTTTTAATATTGTCTATACTGTCTAACTTTTCTTGTATCTCCCACATATTAAACCGTCTATTCTCAGCCCAATTTCTACTGTATATAGCTTGGTTTACATCACGCATATTATTTATAACTTGTTTCTTATGAAACTCATTAATGTATCTATTAAAACCAAACATAGGCTTGCCATTTTTATCTACAATAGTATATTCAAACAAAGCATCTGTTTGCTTCTTTAATAACTTTTCACCATACTTACCAAAATTCAACCCTGCTTCATCCATAGGGTCAGAAGCAAAACCTACAGCTGCTTTAGATACACCTCTAAAAGAACGTAAATTATCTGCACCTTTTCTAGCACGAGTTCTTAATCTTAATGTTCTTTTTAATTGTGGTACATATATTTCACTAAAAGATTGAGAATCAGGCATAGCTCTTACAGCTGCATAAGCTGACCTAACATAAGCTGTTTGAGTTACAGCAGTACCTAACTGTCCTCTCCCTTGAGAAGCTGCATCTGACGCTATTTGTCGAGTTAGAGGAGAGTATTGAAGTGCTACATTAGACCCTACCTCTTCTTTGACAGGCCCACTTATAGTAAGTTCGTCCCTATAGGATTCACCTTTTTTGCTCAAAGGATTTACAGTATCTTTAGCATTTTCTTCTTTACTGCCTTTTACAAATTCATTTCTTGACCAGTCATAAGCATCTTTCCATTCTTTTTTAAATCCACCACCTTTACCATCAGATGTTCTGCCACCAAAGAATATAAATGCTTTATCACCATCTAAATCAGCTCCACCAAGAGACTCCATAGTCCTGCCGTGAAGAAGACTACCAAACCCACGAATACCAGTAAAGCCACGAAATTGTAACACATTAGCACCAGACATTGAGTCCATTGGGACTCTAACAACGAGTGCTCTGAATAATTCTTCCAACTGTTTATCTTTTTTATTTCCATCAGTGTATTCCTTCCATAATTCTTCCAATGATCTCTTCCCCTTTTTGCCAAGCCCAGTAACATCTACCATCATTTTCTTATAACCATCGTCTAAGAAAAATACATCGTCACGCTTTTCTAATATTTTAGTTGGGCCTTCTTCTGCCATACCTCTTTCATATGGTCTCATTCTAGAGGAAGCACTATTAGCTATTGTAGGTCTAGTAATACTGCTTATCAAATAATTTCTTATAGTTGAGCTTCTATAATCACGACTAAGTTTATGTAAAAAACCAGCTAAGCTATCTTGCATTAATTTAGTTATACGTTCATGCACTGTTTCAAAGTCAGTCATCTCATTCTTCATAGCTTCAAGCTGTTTATCTGTATACTCTCCATCAACTCTCATTTGTTCTATAACATCTCTGTTTAATCTTTGTATTTTTGCATAAGCTTCATTAGCAAATTTTTCATTACCTTTTTTCTGTATTGCAGATAACATCTCATGAACACCTATTTTATCAAGATTTTCTATTAATTCAGGTATCATCTTTTCATTTTTAACAGGGTCTTTAGAGTATGCTGTTAGCTTGTCATTATATTCAACTTCACCTTCAATTCTTTTACCACTAAGTTCTTGATACATATTGTCAAGAATTTTACCCATGACCTCATTGTATTCTTTTTCTGTTTTAAACGGAGCTCTTGCAGGGTCAAAGTGTGCATAAGGAGTAAAGTTTGTAAACATTTGTTTCAGCATTCTTTGTGGATCAATGTAATGCTTGTCTGTTTTTTCAGACATAACTACTTTAATATCTTTTATAGGTAATTTATATTCGCCACCTACAACTCTAGGTTGTTTTCTATACCATTCAAACTTGCCTAATTTTCTTTCACCTATTTGTTTAGCTGATGATTCAGGTATAACTAAATGAATATTATTTTTTTGCATATAGGCTTCCATCTTAGGAGTAACTGAATGTATCATATACTTGCCCAATAAAGCTCCTAATTCAGGGTTAGGAGACACAATAAATGATTTGTTGACACCACCTTCGGTTGGCAAGCCTGCCTGCCTATTTAAAGCATCTATGACATCAGAACGACCATATATAGCACCATCACCAGTAGGGAATAGTTTGCTATTAGGTGTGCCTATAGTAATTTCTTTTTCTTTAGCAGTATCTTCTATTAGTCTAATATTAAATTCATCATTCTCTATCCCCGACTTTCCCTGTCTAACTTTCTCAATAGACCTAATAACAGCTTCAGGATCAGAAGAGTAACCAGATGTGAACCATATTTGCGACCTTTTATTAAAAGCTTTAGCATTGTTTATATATCCTTCCTTTAGCACTTTGCCAATGTTTTCTAAACTACTATAACCATTTAGCCTTACATCGTAAATAGCATTAGATACATAACTTTTATCAAAAATCTCTCCAGCTCTTTCTTTACTGCCTATTCCTTCAGCATATTTTTTTATAAAATCTTGTCTAGATTGACTAATTAAATCTATATCTTTCTTTGGAACACCATTTTGCCTCATAGCTGCTTTTATTTTATTAATAACTTTATTAATACCTGCTTTATTTGTAGGCATATCAGGATGATATTTCATAAAATATAATCTATTAGCATCACCTCTTCCACCGTAGTAATACATGTTTCTTTTACTAGAGTTCATGTATCCAAAAAGATTTCCAATCTCTTTGTTAAATTTTTGCGTTGCTAAAGCGTTATGTAATCTATCAGGAAAAGTCTTCCCATCTTTGGCTGCTTCACGTTGTGCTAAATAATCTCTGTATTTATTTAATTCAAACTCTCTATAACCAGTAGGAGTACTCCCAACTACATGGTCTAATATAGAGTATACACCTCTAGGTGTTGACTCAGCCATTCCAAATTTTTTATTAAAGTCTTGTAGGTATATTTCTTCTATTAACTTTGACTCTTGGCTTAACATTTTTCTGTTACCAGCATCATTTATAGCAGTGCCTGTTTCATCAATCCTCATAACTCTAGGCTTACCATTGGTCATTGTTAACATGTAGACTGGTCTTTGTTTTATTCTCATATAACCTAGACCTTTCCAGAATGCTTTATCTTCTTTTAAAGGACTAAAGTCTGGATACTTTTCTGCCAAGTATTCTAGCATTTCATTAGCTGGATTTTTACCTGTTTCTCTACCTTTTTTAATTAACCCTGACCATTTATCATTTAAATCAGTAGCTACTAATAGACGCTCACCTTTTGTTTTTTCTTTTAAAAATCCAGACATGTTATTATCTGTAAAAGATTTAGCGTTTATAGATATTCTTTCAGGAATTATTTGTGGGTCTACATCTTCACCACTTAACTCCATTTCTTTTAATTCT